ATCCAGATGTTTGATTATTATTAATGTATAGATCTGCATCTACAAAAGCAGTATTTCTTGAAGATTCTACAGTAATTTCAGAAACAGAACCAGAATTTACTTGTTCAATCTGTGCTATAACTCCATCTCCGTTTCTTTCTGTAATTGCAGAATTTAGAACCTTAGAATTTGAAGGAAGATCATCTTGAGAAATAATAGAATTATAATTAGAATCTACTGGCAATGAATAAAAACGCTCTCCTAAAATATAAGGGAATTGTGGCGTTTGTGCAGCATTAAAAGTTAAGAAGTATGCATATGTTCCATTTGGATATTCTGGAGTAACGCAATATCTACCATTATTCCTATCTAAGATTGTACCACCAGAATTTACATTTGCAATCCATTCATAATCATCCACAAAAGTACCTAAGGGATACGTTGTTGTGCTGGGACCATTTGTACGAGTTGATTTTAATGAATATCCACTGGATAATCTAACTATAGAAGAAGAACTGTTAAGTGGATTTGAATATGCGTATGGTCCATAAATTGGGTTGCCATCATAAGCAAATCCTATAATAGGTGAGTGCGTTAAAGAAACACTTTCGTTAAAAGTTGATGTAATATTATCAGAAATTCTATATCTCAATCTTTTAGGATTTGCAATTACACCATATCCATAATCTTTATCAACTCTACCAATAGACGCAAAAGATTCAAACAAATATCCATTATTTGAATCTATTTGAGCAGAGTACTTAGAATATCTGTTTCTATACCATTTTCTTAATTCTGCTGTAGATACGGCAGGACTAGATTTTGCATTTTCTATAATTTCAACTCTAACGTTTTCTTGAGTATAAAACTTACCTTCATTAATCTTATCAAATCCTGTTATTTTACCGTTGGAAACAATTGCATTAAATTCTGCAAATCTTCCTTTTCCTGCAAGATCAGATATTATAATAGCAGGAGGTGCAGAATAATACTCTCCAGGATTATCAATTCTCAAACTAGTAATTCTTCCAGAAGTAACAATAGCTGTTATTTGAGCATTTCTTCCAGCAGTAATAGTGATAGTAGGTACATCAGTAAAAATTTCTTCAGTTTCTATATTAATCTTTTCAACAACTTCTCCAGACAAAACCGCACTTGCTTTTCCTGGTTGATTATTAATTAATACATAGGGAGGAAATTTATAACCATCTCCCTTTGATGCAATTTTAATATTTGTAATTTTTCCATAATTTACGTACTCTGGATCTTTTGAAGAAAATGCAAGAGTTCCATCTACAAAAATACCTACATCTCTTGTTCCAGTTTCGTATACTTCAGTAGTTGTAGTTGGTTGTTTTCTAATAATCTTGAGAACTTTTAAATCTTCTGGAGTTAAAGTAACACCTGCATTTAAAATATTTGTAGATGGATAACTAGAAGAACAAATATAGTAGTACTGATCGTCTTCATATACACCAGAGACATCAGCATTTATTTCTGATAAAGCAGAAGTAATTGTCGGATTTAGTGAAGAAGTAGGTCTTGCATTATTTTCATTTATAAACCATCTTGTTTTGTTGTTTAATCTATCATAAATGATTGGATCTAGAGTAGAAAATCCAGGAGATGTAATTTGAACAAGATCTCCTTCTTGTGAATATGGAGCAGGATTTTCAATATTAAAATTATACAGAACTCCTAAAACAAGAAGATTTACATTTTCAAAATTAACCGTGGAAAAACTATAAACGTCAGATCCAGTATTATGAGAAGTATTGCTTCCTCTTCTTTCAATAATAAATTGATTTACAGTTTTATTGCCAAAATAAATTTGCTCATTATTAACTAAAAGTCTTCCTTGTTTTCTCCAACCAAGAGTTGATACTACATCAATTCTGTTTCCTAAAGTATCACTACCTGAAATTGGAGTTGTTAGTTTTGTTTTAGATGCAATTTCAAATGATCCATTAATCGAAGAAGGATCTAGAATAATTTCGTAAATATCACCACCAACCCCGCCTCTAGGAATAATATTATCGACAATAGCAGAAGCAAAAAGAACATCTGGTTTTGTTGGATCTAAATCTTGAACAATTCTTTCTCCAATCAAATTTGCAGGATTGCCAGATAAAATTTTAACTTTTAATGAATATGTTGTTTGCCAATCAGATACAGAAGATTTTAAAGTAAAATCTTTTGGATTATAAACTTCTGGAACGTCTCCAGGTTCTTTTGCAATTATAGAATTGAAGATAAATTTAATAGAATTGGATGTTCCCTTTGCTTTATAAAAATCTCCAATATTTTTAATTAAAGTTCTTTTATTAATTTCTCCTTTTAAGTACTTTTCAGGAATGCCAGATAAGTATTGAGTTTCAAAGTTTTTAATTAACGCATACAAAAATAAATTGCTAACATTATATATTTTAGCATTAGCAAGATGTGCGTTTGCTTGAGTAGTTACAAAAACACTATCAGTGTAAAGATCACCCAAAATAGTGTTGCCACTAACCCCTCTAGATACTTCTAAAAATTGAGTATCAGTTCTCTCTTTATAGAAACAGATTTCATCATCAATTTTAAAATAACCATTTTTCTTTGGAAAAGAAGACGCATCAGATACTGCAATTGTAGTTGCAGTATTTGTAATATTTGAACTTAAAATAGTAAACTGATTAAGTAAGTTCTTCTCATAAAAATCAATATCACGATACTTTGTAATATTATTGATAATATCAAGTGGACCACCCTGAGATTCTAAGTGTTCGTAGTATTTTTCTACGAACAAAGAAAAATTTTCGTACTCGCTACTTATAAACCCTGGTAATTGACTTTCGATCAGGGCAGAAATTTTTCTGTTCTTCGTAGGCATCTAGATTACTCTTGGTATGCGGAAAACTTACTATTTTGAATATCTACATCTAGATAAACTTCTCTAGATGCAGCAATATCATTCTTTAATGGTTTTACTCTCACTTCAATTCTATTATCATAAAAACTACCTTTGATGATAGTTAGATCATATAACTTAGTCTCGCCTGTCTCATAATTAATATCACCAACAAAATCATCAAGAACTATTTTTTCTCCTGATGATGGATCTAATGTATATAGAACAATTTTATTGTTCCTATCTTCAAGATATACAATAGAATCTGGGAATTCTAAAACTGTAAAACCACTAGAACTTAAAGTTGAACCATCGCACTCTTTATCAAAAGCGTTTTGATAACAAAGTTCATAATAGTATGTTGAATTAATAGCAGGATAAAAATCTTTCCTCATCATTACAGTAGTCTCATTAGAATTAATTGATCTATCTACTTCATCAATTACTCCAACAAATTTACTATATCTAAATTTTCCATTAAATTTTTCGGTATCAGAAGAAGCAATGTATTTTTCAACTCCAGTAATTACCTTATTTCTTATGGCAACAGGAGATTCTGTAGTTAAAGATGAATTGTAGAAAATTTTTGATGTAAGTTCAACATAAAGAATTGAAGGATTAACGATCTCAAGAGTAACTGATCCAACCATATATGGTTTAAGTTCATCACGTATTTTTGCTTTTGTTATTGACGATAAACTAGATGCATTAGTAGGTTTGATGGCAATCTTAACTTTGCCATATTCTGGCGGAACTGCCTCTTCTCCACCAAACACAATAATGTCTGCTACTGCTGGATATACATTTCTAACAATTGCTTCAAAATCAGCAGCATTTACTGCTCTATTCTGTGCTCCAAATACTCTAGGCGCATTCTTTTTAATTCTATTAATATTTTCTATATTTTCTCCACCTGCAGCAATAGAATTCACTCTAATATTTGATGCAACAATAGTATAAGAACTATTTCCAAGTTCATCTTCTAATACACCAGCAAAAGTAAATGTTCTTGCTCCATTACTATCTGGACCATTTGTTACAAGATATGATACTTCTACATATTCATTATTTTGTAATTTTCTACCAATAATACTATCACCAAAGAATATTTCATATCTCTCATCTTCAATTTCTTCTACAAAGAAAACTTTTGAGTTTGGACCAGCACTTAAGATATTTGTAGATAGTTGATATGTTTCATAGTTTGTAGATGCAACAGAAGGATAAACCTTAACTCTAATTGTATTAACATCAACTCCACTATTTTCCAGTACAAATCTCTGTGATTGAAGTCCTGTATTTACAGTAAAGAAATTTGTGATTACAGTTCCTTCGTAGACATTTACATTTAAAGTAGTTGTACTAGAATTTACGATCGCTTTCTGATCATTTATTACAACATATTGATATAAGTTATTATCAAATTGACTTACAAATCCAGTTCCTCTTTTCAAGTAAATTGTACTAGGTGCTGTTCCGCCAGTAAATGTGATATCTACACTAATATTTGCAATCGGCGCAGTTTTTGATTTTGGTCTGTATCCTAATTGTTTTGCGATTGCTACTACGTTATCTCTCAATGAAGCAGAATCTAAAAACAGTTCATTTACCACCATATTGGTGTTAAATGCTGTGTAATAAGTATTGTATGCTAATACATCTAGTAAAGAACTCCATGCCGATCCCTCAAAGTCAAAATCGGTAAATTCGTTCTGTGCCCTTAGATATTCTCTAAGAGCAATCTTAATGTCTTCAAAGTCTAGATTTTGTAACTGAGCGTATGGCATTATCGGGATCCCTCTAGAAAGAAGTTGATATTTACTGGTCTGTCTTCTCTGCCAATGATTTCAAAAACGATTTCAACTTCAAATCCATTATTTACTTCATCAGGAAGTGCATCTACATCAGTAACTCTAATACGAGGTTCGTATCTTCCGAGAACTGTTCTTATCTCATTTTGAAGTAAAGATGCAGTACCGTAATCTAAAGGTTCAAAAAGTAATCTGGGAATATCACTACCAATACCAGAATTAAAAAATCTTTCTCCTTTGTTTGTCAATAGCAAATTAACCACAGCCTGTTTGATGGCAGCTTCATCCTTGATTGTGATCAAGTCGCCAGTAACAGGATGTGGTTTAAATGTAACGCTTAAATCTTTAAACGTCCTGAACGTAGGCATTAGTGAAAGACAATATTATTACTTATTTATTGTCGTTACTCATGCCATCTTTCAACAAAATCATCAAAACCTCCTTTGCCACCACAAGGTCTAGAATACCTATTATCTGGAGGAGTATTTGGTTTTTGTTTTTCTATAGGTACATAATCGGTAATTAATCGTTTAGTGCCCCAATTTTCGTACATATATTTCGCATTTCGATCTACTTGGTACTTTGCCATCTGTTTTTTCCAATTAAGGTTAAACAGAACTTTTTACGGGGTTGCTATCCCGCCTAAAACTATTTAATCAGTTTCCTTGTCCGCGATAACGCTTCTTACGACCATTACGAGCTGTTGCACCCAAATGAGTATTCTTAGAACGACCCTGACGAGTTTTCTTTGGGGCTCCCTCAATGTAATTAGATTTAACAAGACCAATCTTTGATTTTGCCATAAATTTTATTTAATGAACTATAATATTATACAAGAATTATTTTTGACTGTCAATCAGTACAGTCGTTGCTCCAAATGCTGCTACTTGTCCTGCAGGACCCACAGGACTTGTTAACTCACTACCAATATATGCCATTGGTTTTTTGTCCACAAATACTGTCGGAGAACCAGTTGAAATTGTGTCTGAGTGAAGGTCAGGAGGCGTTGGAAGCATCGAAAAATGTGGTAAGGTACTATCCCCTACCCTATGTACATTCTTGCCCTCTATAAAGACCCCTTCTGATGCTCCTGTTGGAGGTGCCTGATACCCGACAGGAGGCCAAGGACCATGCCCTGTTGTCATATCAGCGGGAGAATACAATGCTGGAACTGTATTTGACATTTAGATACCTGGCAATAAACCACCAAACGTTCTTCTATTTAATGCGTAACGTAATCGTTCCTGTGCTGCTTTTTTATTATTTTGCACTGTCATGTGCGCGGTAAATGGAAATGTTCCGCGATTACTAATAATATTTCCCGTAAAATAAAATCGAAGTTTTTTGATCTCCGATGGTTTGTAGGATATTACTCTTTCAGACAAGAGTATATATGACTGCATTACTTCAGGACCGTATGTATATGCGGCAGCAATCGACATAGGATAAAAATTATTCACATTAATCCCCGCTGGAATTATACCAGTCAGAGTCTCTAAGAAATTCACAGACTTCACAAAACCTTTCTTATCTCTAGTAAACCGAATACCAGTAGCACTAAACTTCGCAATCGCATTCTCGTACTGTAAAATCCACTCCTGATCATAAAAGTTTCTCTCAGTAAAATAACCACTTACAGATACTGTAGGACCAGACGGTGTAATAATTACAAATGGCTCTACAAACAATGGAGGCGCCCAATATGGTGTCACAGGTATCTCAAACTCAGTGTCCTGCGATCGAGTAATATCTGCCCCTGGCAATGGTTCCTCAAGTACGCATGAATTCATTGTAAGAGTGATTGCTGTGATAACCTCTAATGGATCAGTAGGAATTGCCGAAATTGTTAGACTAAAGTCCTGATACGGTGAAATATAGTCATTGCTATTCGCTATCTCTCCATCCTGCAGTAATCTTGCAATTGCTGCAGGTCCGAGTGTTGGTTTGAACTCATACTGACTGGAAACCACCCCACTCAGTAAAGTTCTAATTGGTGGAGTGATCGGTGGTATTCCAACGGTTATATTATCTGTCAGTAATGTTGCCATTATCGTGTCGCTAAACGATATACATCTTCCTTCACTCCTTCAATATTATTATGAAGATAATCTAAAGTATTTGATAAACTTTCGTAATCCTCTTTTGTTGGACGCTTATACATTAATTGAAAAGGAATTGGAATTTGTTCCACTCGCTTCTCTAATGCTTCGATCCTACTCTCCAATGAATTCAGCTTTTCCAAAATCTTCTGTGTCAAATCCATTTGTAACCTTCTCTGTTCTAGTCATATTATCATAAAGCGTTTCAACATCATACTGTGGCGTATTCACACCATTTGCATAATAGTCAAGTGCCATATCTTCGATGGTCTCGGCAAATTCGTTGAAATCATCAAACAGTTGCTCTTTGAGTGTACCGTCTGGTGTTTTAATCTTAATCCTGTGCTGCATAACTTTTTTTACCTTTTTTTACCTGGGGAAATTTTTTGAATAGATGGGAACCCATTATCTTAAATGTCTCTCCCACACATATTGAAATATACCAAAATTCATCGAACGGCGTTATCGTCGTCCCATAAATCGACTTTTTCATACTCTAATACCCACGGAAATTTTTTATTTCGGGTTCCTTTGAAATATTTATCGGTCGTCTGGATACTTTTGTAGGTTAGAGAGGGTCAAATATGGGACCCGCTCGGCCCCGCCGATCGGACGGGTAGGGGGGCATTATACTGTCCCCCCAGGGGGGTCACCAACGCTGGCGATCGTAGCAGGCATCTGCCCAACCGTCACGCTCCCAGCGGCGGGCATCGAAGTCGTCTGCATCCATCAGGTCGTCGTGCTCACAGTCCAGAAAGCGGTCATCGTACTGGGGGGCGAACTGGGAGCGGTAACCTTGGGAAGTGGTCATGGGTTGTTTCGTTTGGTTGATGTGATCAGTCTACAGGGTCAGGGCATCTGGCAGGCGCCAGGGAGGACACTGTTGTAGGTGTCACAGCGGCGCTCGGTGGCAGCGTTCACGCTCTGCACGGTGTCAGCAGCGAACTCGATGACAGCAGCGCCAGCAGCAGTGATGGGGGCATAGAAGGCGGCGCCGAGGGCAAGGGTGAGGATGGTCTTGGGCATGGGTCGTTTGCTTGTTGTGGTTAGTCTACAGGGTCGGTCGGTCGATTTGGGGTCAGGTGGGGACAGTGCCCCAACCGTCACAGGATCTGCAGGTCGTCAAGGATCACCCCATCCTTGCGGATCTCAGCGTAGACGAACTCGTCTGCCTTGATGGCGAGCAGGCGCTGCGCCTCTGCCCAGGTCTGGCAGTCGATGGATTCCCAGGGGTCAGACGGGACGAAGACGGTGAAGCGGGTTTGGTTGTTTTTCATGCTGTCAGTCTACAGGGTCGGGGGGCAGCGTTGCCCCCTGGTGGACACCTCACAGGGTGACCATCATGTCCACCATCTCCTGGGCGTCGATCTTATCGTCATCCCACGCTACGCCGTCGGGGGTCTGCCCGAGCATCCGCCCGATCTGTCCCTGCATCATGCAACGCTGGAACTTCTGCCAGGGGGTCTCGTTGTCACCGCAGAAGGTCACACACGCCTTAGCGGTATTGTAGAGGAACTCATCGTTCTGCATCCAGAGGGAAGCGTTCCAGGTCTCGTAGTTTGCCCAACCGTTGTAGGTCGTCATGGGTTGTCTCGTTTGGTTGATGTGGTTAGTCTACAGGGTCACGGTCTGGTGGCGCTGCAGGAGTGTGCGGTTCACCCACTGTCCCAGCGAAGCGCCAGGGTTGACCATCAGGCGTAGCATGTCACGACGGCGGCAGTCATGGGCGGTCACGCTGCCCGAGTGCCACTGCACAATGGCACGACCAGTCAGTGGCGACAGGATGACACGCTCACAGGCAGACGATGGGCGCTGCACGTTGATGAAGACGGGCAGGTGATCGATGGCGAAGTCCAGCATAGTGTGGTGGTTGTTGTGGTTAGTCTAGAGGGTCAGGGGGGAGAATGGGGGCATCTGGTGGACACCCCCTACACTGTCACATCCCGTTCAGGAAGTCGTGCAGATCCTCCCTATACTCTGCTTCGGTCTGATAGGTGCGACCGTGGATCGTGCGAGGGTAGGTCGCCACAGGGGCAGGCGCCCTGCTGGGTTCCTTGCCCTGGGAGAGGATCTGAGCAACGTAGGGGTTCACGTCGTAGATCTCGCCAGGCATGTCTTGGATCTCATCCCACATAGGTTTGGTTCGTTTGGTTGATGCTGTTAGTATGGCACCCCTTGGTGGGGTTTGGGGCAGTTGGTGGACAGTGCCTCAGGTGTCACAGTCCTTTCTCTTCAAGAATAGGGGCGACAACCTCACGAAGGAATGTAAAGTATTCGTCAGATGTGAAGGGGGCATCGATGACAGCGAGCAGGTCATTCACGCCCCAGACGTTCATACCTTTGTTGGCATACTTTGTCTGCTCACTGTTGCTCACTGTAGCGACGACAGGTACAAAGTAAGCAGCATAGATGTTGCCGAGGTGAGAGGCAATGGCATTTACTTTGTCATTGCTAGCACGAATCTTCTCGCTGTCAAAGTTAAGATTGCACTTGCTCTCCAGGTAATAGTTCTGGGCATCAATCTTAAACAAGTGATCAATCTGGCGTTGGCGACCGTTAATGTCGAGCAGGTTCGATTCTTCGATCAGGTTGTCTGCTTTACTGTCGCTAATCACTTGATTCCAGAAACGCTCAATCCGCTCACCAAATGCAATCAGAATAGATTGGGGAGAGATACGGTCATCGAGACCAAGTGCCTGCAGGATGTGAGATTCAGTTTGCTTTGGTTCAATAGAGAGAACCAGGGGCAGCAGGTTGGATTCGAGGTAGGCGGTCATGGGTTGTTTGCTGATGTGGTTAGTCTACAGGGTCAGCGAGCGATCAGGTCGCCTGTAGTGTACAGTGCGTGAGCTGTCACACTGCGGACAGGGGCAAGCGGTCCCCACAGTAGGATGACCGCTGCACAGATGGCGATGGTACGCATGTTCTTTTTCATCAGTGGCGATCGCTGATGTTCCAGTTGGTGATGGGGGCAGGCACAGGGCGGATGCCTTGGCGGATCTCCTGGCGGATCTGCTCCTCGCGGATCACCTTGGCGGTGTACTCTGCCATCACGGTGGCGAGGAGTTCGTCGTGGGTCATCTTGGTTTTGTTCATGCTGTAATTCTACAGGGTCACTGTCCGCCGATGGGGGCACCAATGGACACTTTGGGAGGTGGCACACGATAGTCGCTGACGGGCAGGAGATGGACTAACCAGGACACCGCCACCACACCAACGGAGCAGCACAGCATGATCTCTATAGTTTTCTGGAAATCTTTATCAATCATTGTCATCCAGCAGTTCGGGGTAGTACTCTTCAACCTCTGCAATCAGGTCTTCATCACTATAACCTTGCAGATTATCTTGTAGAGCATCATATACAAAACGTTCCATCGTTTTGAAGTCCATACTATCAATCACCTGTTGAATGTATGATTCTTGGAGTGCAGTGCGGTTCATGATGTTCACTTCAGAATGATACGATAGTCGATAGATTTGATGCACCAACCTGATGCACAACTTATCTCTTCAATTAAATCCTCTTCATTGTTTGCTTCCCAAATACTGCCGATGTAACGAGTGGGCAGGAACTCTTCATTTTCAAGTTGATCTTTCTCAGTCCAATCATCATCATCTAAACTACAATCAAACTCGATAGAAGTAATCTGGAATTGCATCAGGCAACCTCATCACGAAGTACGGTCAGGATGTCATGGAGTTCGGTAACATTAGCACCGACGATCTCACTAACCTCATCCCAATCATCGTGGAACTCAATCAGTTGGAGGAGAGCATCTACCTGCTCAAATGTTAGTGTCATTTCCGAAATGGAGAATTGAAGTAACGAGTGAAGCATAGCACCAGAATGATGCCCGTGGAGATGACACCGACCAGTCCTAGAACTGTCACACCATCGCCAGTAAATCCGTAAGTGTCAGGCATAAAATCTCAGGAACAAATGTAATGTAACAGGGAACGGGGCAACAATCAAGTGACCTTGTGCCACTTCTCAAACTGGCATATCAGAATACCACTTGGCGACCATCCCAGGTAATGATATATCCAGGATCAGGAAGTTGAGCAGTACTGCTATCAACTGACTGAGAAACATCTCCAATCAAATTATCAAGAATAGAAAGAATTTGCTTTCCATTCTTACCACGACGAAGAGCAGAAATCATCAATTTAGTAGACATAATCAATCCTGAGTAGTGTAATCAAGTTCAACAATAATTTCTATAGAATTATCTTCCAATTCAACTTCTTCTTTCTCATTATTATAGTATAGTAATTCTTCTAGAATATATTCTTGAAATGTCATAGTAGTTAACTCTTACAATACTATTTTATCAATTAAATATTAAATTGTAAAGTTTTGAAATATTAAATTTTTAGATTTTTGAGAATTCTCAATTTTTTGATTTTTTGAGAATTCTCAATTTTTGGGAATTACCCCAGGCGCATAGAACTAAAGAAAGGAACAGTAGACAGACCTTGAACAGTATTCATTTGAAGGAACCACTGCCAACCCTTTTGAAACACTCGATCTCCAGGTTCGCCATGTGCCTGCAGAATAGCATTCAGACGAGACTTGGTGGTGACAGTAGGATGATCACCATCAAACAAACGAATGAAGGTGTCACCAACCTCAGCAATCTTGTTACCATGAAGAAACACAATTGCGAGACCATCCTCGTGCTCTACACGAGTGTTGGCAAGTTTGAACTCGGTGCCGTTGGTGATGGCAGCGTTCATCAGTCGTTCGATCTTACGCATGAGAGGCGTTTCGGTTGATGTATACAGTATGGCAGGGATTCGGGGGGAAGTCTAGGGGGTATGTGCCACTTCCTAGACTGGCACAAACTAGATCACAGAAACTTCGACACGCTTAAGATTCAAACCAGCGAGTTGATTCAATACACGATCGTGAATAGTATCGCAGGCATTCTTTAACTTAGAACGCTCATACCAGATAGTGATACAACCGTCGTAGGTTTGCACTTCGATTCGGATGTCTTTCATTTGAAATTTTGACGACTTGAGTAGTATGGCATCGATCAGACCCCAAAAACCAAAAAAGTGGACAGTTCAGAAACCGTCCACCATTCTACCAAATATTAAGCTTGTAAGTTAATGTGAATAATCATCAAAGTATTCGTCACTATCTTTAAACTTTGCTTGCCTCTTTGATCGAGACGAGTAACGTTTTTGATTTTGAACTTCGTATCCGAAATCCTCAAAGTCTTCGACGATTTCGGTATAACGTTCAGGCGATTTACGTGATTTTGTCATTGTAATTACTAATTTCTCCTCTATTATATTAGTTTAGGGGTAAAATTATTTATTTTCAGTGACAACTTGAACAATTGCACTATTCTTAATACTAATATTGATGAATTTACCAATACTTTCTTCATTTGTAATTACATTTTGAAGCATATCGATGAAATTTTCATCTTTTACTTCATAATTATACTGTTTATCTGAAGTATTAAAGATAATACTAACAATATTATCATTAACTTCAATCTCTTTTACTGCAGAACTGTTGAAAGAATTAAAAAACATTGAAAAGTGTTAAAGGTTAATTTTAAAGTTTTAGAAAAATCTCAAAATCTTAAAAAATTGACTTTTCTTAATTTTGAAATTTTTCAGTTTTTCAGAAATCTTAAAAATCGCAAAATCTGAGATTTTAGAAATTTCCGAGAATGTAGAGGCGTTGGAAGTGCTCCTGTTTCTCCACTTCATGTAATATAGGACATCTTGGAAGGTTTCCGAGGGTCTGTGTGACACTTTGAGGACTGGCACAATGATTGTTGACATTCGTTAGGATAACCGCTAAGACAACATCTCCACCGCACCTTAAAGAACTCTAATGCAGACTACCTATATTTTTTTAACCATTTCTTTATTTTAAGTTTTCCACAAGTTTTTCCACAATTTCCTCAAAGACTGTGGAAAACTTTAAATCAAGAAGGGTTGGTATTACTGGAGAGTGTTATTCCGCATATGGAGGATAAGCAAGTGAATAAACTTCATCTAGGATATCATCACATGTTTTATAGAGTTCTTTATCATTATTAGGTAATGAGACATAAGTTTGATAATAACGAACTGCTGTAAAGAGTGTTTGGTATTGTTGTTGAGAGAGGTTCATTGATGTTTACGAATTTTCTTTAATTCTTTTAGTTCACTTTTAATCATTTTATATGCAGTATCACTGTCTATTTTATCACCCATTTCAAGGGCAATAATAATATCAACTCTTGTGCCAAAATGTTGTAGGGCACGTTCAAATGTATCTAGATCTTCATACATGATTTAAGGTGTCCATTCTTCATACCTTGTATTTATTTTACCATCATTCAGAAAGATATTCAAGTGTCCTACGTTACTATTGTTGAGATAAAATGCCATCCATACATGACGACCTTCCTCCATCACTTCATAGTGATACATTTTGATGTCATCGAGGACAAATTCATCTGGATTATAAAGTTCTTTATCAGTCATACAATCACATTATATGCTTCAAGAATAGCATGGGCGAGAGCAATTGCCAAATCCTTTTGTTCGATAGTCATATCCTCACGAGCACCACCAGAACAAGAAGTAATGAAGATGCCAGCATTATCTACTGTGAGTTCTACTCGTTCAGTTTCATTTTCATTTTCAGGATTAGTCCAGGTGAAAACATCAATCTTGGAACGGAGAACATCAGTTCCAGGAAGCAAAGTGTAGAAGTTAGACATTAGAGTTCTGTGTATATGAGTGTATTATAGGGCATCCAGGTCGGTTTTGGTGAATTCCTGTGACGGTTGTTCAAGTGTCACCAAATCAATGTCCTGATGCTTGGTCAGTGTATGATTTTCTTTCTTATACCATTCAAGATCGCGTGGATCACTAACAATTACATCGACATCAAAATAGAATTTCTTGTATCTGATTGAAACACCAAATAAAGAACGATTGCCGATACTAAAGAAAATTATCGGAAAGAGTTCGTTGCCTCCATATTCATCCCATTGAAGTGTGAAATCAAATAGGGCAAAGTGCGGATAAAATTGAAGAACTTGTAAGAACCATTCCTTACCATAATCTTCGTAGGTTTCATAATCAAAGAGTTTCATTGTTCCCACCCAGCAAAACTAAAGATGTATTCAAGTCCCCATTCTAGTGTATGAGGTGGTAATTCGTCAATATGATTGAATGCAAGTCGTCTTGCTTCCAGGATACGTTCTTTACCTACCGCAAGTAGATTTGCTTTAGAACCTTTGAGAAACTCATTAAAATCTGCCTGATTATTCTGTTTCGCGCCAGAGATATACAACCTCCGCATTTCAGTAAAGAGTTCCGCAGTATCAGGAGCAAACGTAACCACTTTATCTCCTACAGGTATTTCCATGCGCTTCATACATCCCATAGAGAACTTCATTGCATCTCTGACTTCATCGACCGTCAGTGTATCATCTTCACCATTACGATAGGAATATTGAATGACACCATTTGTACACTCAATCACGCGCAACAGTGCGAGTTTATCTTTCTCTACATCAGGCAGTGCTTCAAATTCTGTTGCCCAATCAATCATAACATCTCCAGTGATTATTTGGTTGTTCCCACCAAAAGTGTAGGTCATGTGTCTCATCATAGTAATACATGCTCACAAAATCAGATTGGAACTTACTATGATAATTTTCACACAGCGCCACAGTATGATAGTTATTATCCATCATTTGTGTGATCCACGTATAATTATTACCATGAATGATACCAGCCTCAATCAACACAAAATGCTTCCA